AGCACCGTGTCTGGCAGATTGGTGGTAACTGGGACAAACAATATTCGTATCAATAAAGCCATTGTTACATTGAACACGGGAAGTGTTCCTTATCCATTTCTTTTCCCGCTTCAGATCCCGGAAAAAACCGACATAGAAGCCGTTGGTCAGGGTGGTGGCACAAACAATATGATGTCGTCGTACTTCAACATTGTTCTTGTTAAAAACGATGCGGGGACCGCATAATGGCAAAGGGCATGGGGATTAAGACATCTGTCAAATCCGGCAACTTCCGTAAAACGAAGTCCGGTGCTGGCATGACAGAAAAAGGTGTCAAAGCATTCCGTCGTGCCAACCCCGGATCGAAGTTGAAGACTGCCGTGACAGAAGACAAGCCCACAGGAGAGCGGGCTAAACGCCGTAAGTCTTACTGTGCAAGATCAGCGGGACAAGCGAAGATGTTCCCGGAAGCTGCAAAAGATCCAAACAGCCGTCTTCGTCAGGCACGTAAAAGATGGAAATGCTGACATGATGGTTGGATTAGAGTTTGTCTGGAACATATTGTTAACAATAATTCTCATTCCTACGGCGTGGATTTTGGTGTATCTTAATGGCAGGGTTAACGAATTGTTCCGCCATACCTCAAATACGCGAGAGGACATAGCCCGAAACTATGTCACCCGAGTAGATCTTCATAACGATCTAGACCAACTCATCAAGAGATTTGATCGGATTGAAGAGAAAATAGATCGTTTAGTTGAAAACAGATAGGAGACTACCATGCGTATGACTAATCCAAATATGCCTCGTCAGCCGATGCAGCCGAATCCTAGAGGTCCTCGTCCCGGAAGCGGCATGGGTACACCGAAGCCACCTCGACCGCCCGTAACTCCGGGAAAACCTAGCCCGATGGGCAACATTGCCGCAATGGCGGGCAAAGGTCTAAATGCAATGGGCATGAAGAAGGGTGGTATGACAGCACGCAAAGGATATGCCGACGGCGGTATGCCAATGGTTATGAAGGATGGGAAAAAGGTTCCTTCTTTTGCAGCAGATGGCAGAGGTAAGATGGCGATGGGTGGTATGGCTACCAAGAACAAAGGTGCAGCCATGAAGCATGGTGGCATGGCTCACGATGCAAAGGCTAAAAAGGGCCGTGGCATGGCGATCATGATTGCTATTGGTAAGCCAAAAGGTCGTGGCAAAAGCTAAAGGAGAGTGAGTTGCCTGTAAAGAAGTCCGGTGTAAATGCTTCGGGTAACTACACAAAGCCTACCATGAGGAAGGCTTTGTTTAGCAAAATCAAGGGCGCAGCCGTGCAGGGTACGGCTGCTGGTCAGTGGTCTGCTCGTAAAGCGCAGATGCTGGCTAAACAGTACAAGGCAAAGGGCGGAGGATATAGGGACTAATGAAGGCTCCACAACAATCCTTGAAGAACTGGTCTGATCAGAAGTGGCGTACCAAATCCGGTAAGCCGTCTAGTAAGACAGGTGAGAGGTATTTGCCGGAGGCTGCCATTAAGGCTCTTACTCCTTCTGAGTATGCTGCGACGACGAAGGCTAAACGTGCAGGTAAGGCGAAGGGGAAGCAGTTTGTAAAACAGCCTCCCAAGATTGCTGCCAAGACATCCGGCTACAGGTGATTGACCATGAAGGCTCAGAAGAAGATTAGCAAGGTGATGCGCGAGTTTAAGGCTGGAACCTTGAATACAAGAAGTAAGAAGGGTCCTGTGGTAAAGAACCCTAAACAAGCAATCGCCATTGCCTTATCACAGGCTGGTATGTCGAAGAAGAGGAGTAAGTAAGATGGCGTTAACACCTTTTGAACAAGAGTTTAAGGCGCAAAGAGAACTGCTGGGTCCGGGAAAAACATTTACCTTTAAGGGTAAAGAGTACACAACAGATTACGCTAAACCCAAGACCGAATCCAATCGTGGCGGTGCGCGGATGAAGAGCGGTAAGGACATTATGGACACTCTTCCAAAGGTTGGAAAAGTAGATCGTAGTGAACTTGAGGACTACGATATTACGCCAAAGCAGACAAAAGGGTTCAAGGCCGAAGATATGGGCATGAACCAGTACAAGAAGCCGGAACTTGAAGATTTTATCCCTACGAAAAAAGCAATTCCCGGAAGTTTTGATAAGCCGATGTCTGACTTGCCCGGAAGATTTCCCACGAAAAAGCAATCTGCTATTGAACCCGCAGATAAGTCAGACACTCGGACAATCCCGCAGAAAATTAGTGAGTCTCTTTATCCCGAGGGTGGATATAAACTGGAGGACATGAAGTTCAAGGGAGAGAAGCCCGTAAGCAAAGCTAAAGGCGGCTTAGTAACAGCCAAGCGTTCGTCAAAGCGCGGTTGTGGTATTGCTATCAAGGGATTTGGTAGAGCAGGGGGACGTTGAGATGATGAACCGTACTCGCAAATATGCTGATGGTGGTGCGGTTGGGGCTGCTCCTCCGATTGGTATGGCAAGTCTTGGGACAGCACAGGCACCTGCCCCTGCTGCGCCACAGGCATCTCCATATGCTTCACCAATGGATTACGGGATGCAGGGGAATGCTTTTGGTCAGCCGCAGGGAACAACGCAGCAGACAAATCCTGCCCTTGTTGGTATGAATAAGACAACCGGACAGATGGGTGCTACTGCCGGATTTGCCAAGGGCGGCCTTGTAAAGCCTATGAAACCGATGCGTGTAATGAAGCGTATGCGTGTCATGGGCGAAGGCAAGGCAAAGAAGATGAGTAAGGGCGGCTCTGTTGTAAGCCGTGGTGGCGGAATAGTTATTCGTATGAAACCTTGCAAGATGAGTTGATATGACAGTTTCTGGCACGAAGACATTTGAGTTAGATGTAGCCGACTACATCGAAGAGGCATTTGAGCGTTGTGGCATTGAGATCCGTACAGGATACGACCAGCGCACGGCTCGCCGTAGCTTGAATTTGCTTCTTGCTGAGTGGGCAAACCGTGGTTTGAACCAGTGGACGATTGTCCAAGAAAATATTGCGCTTACTGCCAACAATGAATCCTACACGCTGACATCAAGTGTGATTGACATCATCACTGCTGTTATAAGAGATAGTTCTGGGATTGGTACAGCGTCTCAGTCTGATCTCACAATCGACCGGATCAGCCGCGAGATCTATCAGAACATCCCGAACAAGCTGAGTATCGGTCGTCCTGTACAGTATTTTGTAGACCGCAAGATTATTCCTGTCGTGTATGTTTGGCCGAAGCCTGACACAACCTACATTCTGGTAGTCGATAAGCTGGTGCGACTGGACGATGCCAATTCTGGCGTGAATACCATGCAGATTCCGTTCCGCTTCTATCCGTGTCTTGCTGCCGGATTGGCGTATTACATTGCAATCAAAAAGGCCCCTGACCGTATTCAGATGCTGAAGGCGATCTACGAGGAAGAGTTTGAACGTGCTGCCACGGAAGATCGTGATCGGGCATCTTTAAGATTGACGCCTTCTCGGTCCAACTATCGGTTGGGGTAACCCATGGGTCTTTTTGCAAACGGCAAATACGCCATTGCGATCTGCGACAGGTGCGGATTTCAATACGATTATCATTTGCTGGCAAAAGAGTGGAATGGTCTGAGGACCTGCACGGAATGCTGGGAGCCGAAGCATCCTCAGTTGGACCCGATCTTTCCGCCACCTGAGCCACAGGCGTTGGTTGCTCCAAGACCATCTCGTATTGAGCCGATGGACGTACCAGTTGGTACTGACATTTTCCCGTTTATAGAGTACAACCTGTTGCAGGGGATTACGCAGGTTGGCGTTGTTGAAGTTCTGGCCACGGAAGATGTATCTGTATCCGCTGAAGGGTCACAGGCACTTGGTGAGTTAACAGACGTTACGGTGGAGATACTCTGATGGGCTGGACATACGCTACGTTGGTGCAAGCCATCAAGGACTACACAGAGTACGACGAGACGACATTCTCGGCGAACATCGACAACTTTATCCAGAGTGCTGAAGAACGCATCTTCTACGCCGTCGATCTTGAGGACTTCAGGAAGAATGCCACTGGCACGATGACTGCCTCAAATAAGTATCTGACAGCCCCGACAGATTTTCTGGCACCGTTTAGCTTGATGATCACGTCGTCCGGGTCAAAGGTTATCCTATTGAACAAGGACGTGGAGTATCTACAGGAGTATAACCCGACCGAAGCAACGGGTATTCCGAAGTACTACGCCTTGTTTGACAAGGACAACTTCCTGATCGCTCCTGTGCCAAACGCCGCGTTCTCTGCCGAGATCCACTATTACTACAAGCCCGCCAGCATCACGACCGGAGCAACTACATGGCTCGGGGACAATGCTATCGAAGCCCTTTTGTATGGATCTCTGGTAGAGGCTTATACGTTTATGAAGGGTGAGAACGAACTTCTTAACACGTACAATCAACGGTTTATTGAGGCTCTTACCCGTCTCAAGAACTACGGTGAAGGTCGTGAGAACGACGATGCTTATCGTGATGGTCTTATCAGAGTGAAGGCTAATTGATGTTTACCCCAGCGATGCAAACCGGAACATTTACAGTTGAGGTAGTTACGTCGGACAACGGAGGCCATCCTCCTGAGTTCTGGGCGGAACAGGCGTCGAAGAGGATTGTCGATGTATCGGCTACTGCGCCGGATGTAATTCGAGGTCAAGCAATAGCATTTCAAAATCAGGTAGAACAGGTTATACTGCACTACATGAAACGTGCTATACAATGCGACAGATCCACGGTCAGTCATCTGGTGACAGAAGCTGGTCAACCACAATTAGCTGAACTTATAAAACAACTATGAATTATCTACGCGCCTACAATAATATAGTTGAACGGGCGCAGGACAGAGAGCGTCCAACAGAATATGTTGAAAAACATCATATTTTACCAAAATGTATGGACGGGTTAAATACAAAAGATAATATTGTATTTTTGACAGCAAAAGAACATTTTATTTGCCATAAGTTACTGGTTCGTATTTTTCCAGATGTAAAGGGAAATTGGTATGCACTTGTTGCGATGGGGAGAATCCCCGGATACAAATCCCGTATTGTAGCATCTGAACGTAAAAAAGCTGCGGAGATGAGAAGAGGTTTTAAGTACGCGGATAAGTCTAAAAAACAAATGAGCGAATCTGCGATAAGGCGTGGCGTACATAAAAACAGTGAAGCTACTCTATTTGGAAATAAACCACCTTGGAACAAGGGCCTTAAAAATTGGCGTCCGGGGTACGTGCATTCTGCTGAAACTCGTGCTAAAATAACAGCAGCAAACATACGAGGCGGAAACATTCCTCCTTGGGTACTTAAACATGAGGAGAAGGTATCATGAGTTTCACTGGTAATTTTATGACGACATCGTTTAAGACTGAACTCTTGAGCGGTATCCACGCAATCGGCACAACGGTTGTCCGTGCTGCAACAACTGCTGACACATTCAAGTTGGCACTGTACACAGATGCGGCAACTCTTACCGCAGCAACCACAGCGTACACAACGTCTGGTGAAACGACCAATACGTCGGGTTCTGCGTATGTTGCTGGCGGCAACACGTTGACATCTGGCACAACGTCGTCTTCTGGCACGACAGCTTTTGCTGACTTTGCCGATTCTTCTTGGTCCACGGCGTCATTTACTCCCCTCTTC